TTGAAAAACATAATTATGATGAAAATAAATATAAAGAACTTGTAAAAAAGGAGTCTTGGGCTATGCAAAACATTGGGAAAATGAGTAGTTGTCCAAAGAGATCTTTGTAAAAATCGCAGTAAATTTCGATTTCTTGGGAACAAAATAAGAGAATATAAAGGAGGAACACATGAGAAAGAAAATTGTAACAGCAATTTTAGTTGCTGCGTTAGCAGTAGGAAGTTTGTCAGGATGTGCATTATTAGATAACGAAGTAAATGAACTAAATGGTTCAATCACAGGTAATACATATAATGCTTCGTTTTATTCTAATGAAGGTGAAAAGTTCATGGACATGAGTGGTCAGAAAATTGATCTTGCATCCAACATTGTCAAAGAACAGTCGTATAGTTCCGATGGTGGATGGGGATATACACAGACATTATCTAGTGTAGTGACAGTTACCATTGATGGTAAAGAGGTAGAGAGTTGTGGAAGTACAATGATTTTTTCCGAGAAAGGATTAAATCCAGAAGTAGATTTTAAAAGTCCAGAAGTTATCAATAGTACAACAGATGGCAGTTTGGGAGACAATGTAATAATTGCAAGTGTTGTGAATAAATATAAGAATTACTTTGGTAAATCAAGAGTAGTTGTCATTCAGTCTCAGTTAGGCGATCCGATTTGTGCTTATTCAGGTGATGAAGTGTATTGGCAGGTATGTCAAGATTTACCTAAGACTACAAAACTTATGATTGACGGTAAAGCATTATATATTCACAGAGCAAACTTTCAGATTATTGATAAAAGCTTATTAAATTAAAACGAATGGAGAAAATACATATGAGTAATTTGAAGGAAAAATTAACAAAAGGTGGAGTAACAGCAGTTATTGTCATTACAATTTTAGCTGTATGCTATGGACTTAGTTGGATTGTTACATGTGGAATAATCAAGCTTATTACAATGTGCTTTGGTTTGACATTTAAATGGTCTATTGCAACTGGTATTTGGCTGATTATCTGCATTTTAAGGTCAGTTTTCAATGTAACAGTGAAGAAATAGAGTCGAATGAAACTGACATTTCTTTGGCTTTACAAACCTAGTGTTTATAAGGGTTTCAGAGGTCAAAAATTTCAAAAATGCTCAAATCGAGCAAAAATCCCTAATTTTCAATGATTTTTAGAGAATAATAAAAATGAGGTGCTGAAAATCCTTATAAATCAAGGGTTTTACAGTATCAATATCAAGAAACAGAGAATATAAGAGTAGCAAGAAATCACTGTTTCATTCGGATTTTGAGGAGGTGAGAAATGGATACGCAGCTATGTAAAGCAAAATTACTAAACTCTAACACATGGATTACAGGATTTTATGCAAGTAAACAAGAGACTACTTATTGTTTTAAAGAAGATTATGATAGAAATCCTGTTCAGACACGTCATTATATCATTCGTGATGAGATGACAGATTGGGGATTACCAAATGTGTTTAGAGAATATGAAATAGATCCAAAGACATTGTGTAGATGTACTGGTAGCCATGATAAAAATGGTGAGTTAATCTTTGAAAACGACATTTTAAACGGAGAATTATATAATGTAGTCTCTTATGGAAATGGTGAGAATGAATTTCTCGGAATGAATGTTGGTTGGTATGTTCAGAGAGATAATTTTGAATCATGGTGTGAATTAAACGATTTAGAAATGTATGAAGTAACAGGAAATATCTTAGATTAGTCTTGAACAATTCAGTTCAAAATTTCCAAAAATAAATAACTGAACAGCGAATAAAAATATGGGTGGTTAGCAGCATACCCTTGGTTAAGTACACCAAAAATTACTGTTTATGGATAAATTTTCATATAGATTTACTTCCATGTTCCGTCCTGAGTGGGCGTTTATATAGATTGTTTTATTAACAATATTTACATAAATTATTTAATTTTAAGGAGGACAAAATTTAATGAAGGAACTCAAAAATTTAGTAACAGGAAAGCTTGTAAAGAACAACATCGAGGAATTTACAACAAAGAAGGGTGAGGAAGCAATCGGAGGTAGTCTTGTATTAAGAACTGCTGATGATAGTGAGCATGAGATCAATTTCTTTGCTTTCAAGTACAAGAAGGATGAGAATAAGAATTTCACTTCTGAGGAGAGTTATTTCTACAAGCAGTACACAGATGCAATGAGTCTCAAGGATATTGAGCATTGTGCAGAGGGTGAGACACCAGATATTATCTCAATTACAGATGGTATGTTCACAGCAAATGACTTCAAGGGTAATGATGGTAATGTTGTTTCTACAAACAAGATTTCAGCAAGATTTATTAATCGAGTAGAACCAAAGGATTATGAGAGTACAGTTCTTGAAGCCAAGTTTGAGGTAGAAGGAATTATCGAATCTATCACAGATGAGGTTGTAAAGGAAGTACCTACTGGGAATCTTACAATTAGAATGAATGCTATTGGTCAGAGAGCTGATGGATTTGGCAAGGATGCCAAGTATGAAGCTGATTCACTAATTCCAATTAAGATGACAGTTGATAAGTCAATGGCAGATGCATTCAGAAGTGCAGGTTACTACGATGGATGCTTTACAAAGCTTGCTGGC